CTGGGATTTCTGTGATTGGAACCAATGACAGAAATCCCAGATATCATTTTTGTTGTATCCTGAGTTCATTATGTCTCCTGCATGTAGTAATAAGTCTCCTCCAGGTAAATCTGTAAGAGGGATCAATCCATGTCTTGTATGTGTGTCTGATAGAATCGTGATGCGTGTTTTCATTTTATTTATTTACTAAGTAATTGTTACTTCTTATTAATTGAGGGTGAACTTTAATTATCTTACTTATAAGAATACCTGTTAGTTTATCTCTTGAAGCTGAAATTGGATTAAAATAAATTTTACTAGGTTTCTTCTTTAATAGATACTCAGGTATTATTTCTTCCAATAGAATTTTATATACAGTATTAATCCTTTTATCATCAGGACAGGGCTTAACTCCATCCTCTATATTTAAAAATTTTGTAGGATCAAAAACTAAACTATCAACTCCTTTAACTCTATACCCACTTTTAAACTCATCAATACCTTTTGTGTAAACTACTACTAGTTCGTTACCACATCTATCATTAAATTTGTAGGATTTGGTATAAATTGGAAGTTTAATTTCTTCGTATTCATAGCTATTTAAAGAGTCTATGTTTAATTCGTTTAATTCAAAATACTCAGTTTCTAATTTATCAGTAGAAACTAATCCTTCTAACATCCATTGTTTTAGTAATTTAGTTAGTTTCATTTTATTTTAAATTTAATCTTTCTTTTATTAGTTTGTATTTTTTCATTATAGTTTTTTATTTAAAAAGTTTTGTACTGACTCATCATTTTTCATCCACTTTTCTATTGAAAAATATATTCCAGCTACTATGAATAGTATATTAATTAAAGGAATAAAGAGGAAAGGAAGTGGTTCTAAAAACTCCGTTACTGATCCTCCATCTCTTTTTACCATAAGATATGCTCCTAGTATACTAATTACTAATGGTAAAACGTAAAGTAATAAAATCCAAATCATAATCTAAAGTTTAAATAATTCGTAGTTACTGTTTTCTGTTTTAAATTTAATATAACCGTCTCTCTGCTCTACAATCTCTGTTACTAGAGTTGTTTGCCAGGTAAATGAATGATTAAAAGGAGACATAATTAAACTTCTTCCAACAGCAATGTCTTCAAAGTCTGCTCTATATCTTCCGTCTTCTCCAAACTCTAACCACTTTACTCCTACTGATGTTTTGGTTAGTTGATCTCTTTCTCGAACTAATTTGTATTTTGGTTCTAATTCTTTTCCAAAGATGGATTTGAATGCTTCATCTAAATCAAAATTACCATCTTCATTCTGAGTTAGTAATACTTTTGGTTGTGCTCCTCCTATCATAATCTATACTGTATGTTCTATTTGTACTCTTACACAATTCTGAGGTAATCTGTGAATATGTCTGTAGTTGTTTATGTACCCCATCATGTTACCGCTACCAACGGCATTTGCAGAATGTATTACAACATCAACAACAGGAGCTCCATCCAACCATTGATTGACCAACCATTTAGTGCAATCCATTCCAGTCTTCTCTGTAATATTATCATAATTTAATTCGTAATTATGGTAAACATTTTTATGCCATTCAGCCATTGCTGTATCTCCTAAATCGTGATCTAGGGAGATTACATCTATGTTTTCCAATCCAATGTAAGTAACTGTGTCAACAAATTGTTCGTAGTTTCTTACTACGGTCCAAGATGGATCAAGGGGTGTTCTTACATCGTCTAAGTATATTTTCTTTTTGCTCATCATACTTTTTATTATTTGTTGTTCTAATTTTTGTAGCTCTTCTGATTGTTTTACAAATTCAGGACCTAAGACTCTATGTAGATCTAGTAAGGTTGTACGTGGTGTTGCTTTAATCATAATAATTTTTATTTTAGTCCCACCAACCCTCGATGTTCTCTTCCATTATTTTAAATAATAACTTTCTTGCTCTGTCGTGATTAAGGTGAGCAATATTCTGAGCTATTACTCTTTTTATATCAGATTCATCTCTACCATCTAAAGTAAAAACTCCTTCTCCTTTCAATACTCTTTCATAAACTAGAGGGTATTTAGCAAAATATTCATCATACTTTTCCCATACTTCTTCTGAGTTGTATAGAGAAGATCCTGGCCTGTCTTCACAAGGTGTAAACCATACTCTGTCTTTTGCATAATCCATATACTCCATTGCGTAGTCTTCCTCTTGTACTTTCTTAATTAAAGAGATGCAAAGTCTCATTCTTTTAGCATCAAGCTGTGCTCTTGTATGAAGATCTCTTCTTCCAATGTAATTGGCTTGTCCCTCCAATTTATGTTGAATTATCTCAAAGATGTAATGACCATCCCAATTTCTATCCTTCCAGATAATTGGAAACCAGTACCATAGATTCTTTACTCCTTGTTTAAAGTACTTGTGATAGTATCTTCCATCATGTGCCCACCAAAGGTATATTCTTCTGAATAAGTTTGGTCTTGGTCTGTTTTTTAAATCTTCGAAAAAGTCTTCCATTATTTTTGTAAATTAAGTTTTCTTGGATTAACTTCAAATAAATTTCCTTCTGAGTCTAATTGTCCTGCATAGAACGAACTGTCTATTTTTATAATGACATCATACCCCAGTACCATGTTAAATCCATTCCTAGCGATAGAAGTTGTATCTACTACTTTATATTCTCTTTTTGTTAGTATTGGCTCTCTGTTACAGCTTACTAAAAATAACATCATTACTAATGCTGCTACAAATGTGATTGCAAATGTTTTTACTTGTTTCATCTTATTTCTTTTTAAATTTTACCACCAACCTTTAAATTTTCCATTTACGAAAATTACACCCACTATGGGCAGTATTACCCATGCAGCAATAATTACCAAAACTATAGCTCCTAGTGTTTCTAAAAAATTCCAATGCCAAACTATTTCCATAACCTTTTTTGTTTTAAATTTCTAATACCTAAATATACGAACTTTATTTTAATTCTCCAACTTTTTTATTGTAGAAGTCTTTAAACAATACAACATATCATCTCCGACGTACTCGTACTGTAAGCCCTTGATCTCCACTGTTTTTCCGTGTTTCTTAGACGTTCTAATTGATTTTAATACCGCAGATACATCTTCACAATAAACTCTTCTTCCTCTCATAACCTTTATTTTAATACTTAAAGATACGAAAAAAGACTTACCGAAGCAAGCCTTTTATCAATTATTTTAATGTGAATCTCCTACATCATTCTTTTCTCCGTAGATCAAATAGTCTGGATTGATTACCTTTGCTACTTTTTTTCTATCACCTGAGATGTGTTTGATGACAATTCCTTCATGTGGTATTTTTGTTCCTTCAATGAAGTTGTTAAATACAAACTTATCTTGGATTTCTTGATTCCAAGGTCCAGTGTATAGTGTTTGTACGTGAGGAAGCTCTAATATAGTTTCAATTGTAATTTGAGCACCCTTAGTTGGTAGATATCTTCCATCTATAGTTACATCAAATCCTGCAAATTCAATATCTTTTAAACCATATTCATAGTTCTTTTGAATACCCGCTCCATAAATTTCTCCATAAAGGACTAATCCTGATCCTATCTCTTCTAGCTTCATACCTTTGGCTACTCCCCAAAGTTTTTCTTTGATACCATCTCTTTCAGAAATAGTTCTCCAAACATCAGTTGAATAAAATCCTTGTGAATCAGATCCTTTCTCACAGTTATGAGATCCATAAATGTATTCATAGTCAATCCACTCATCAGCAATTCTTAAGAATTTTTTTACTTTATCCCAAAAACCTAGTTTAGATTTCTTTACTATACCGTATCTAGCATTTGTACCGTGAATCTTTCTAGTGATTTGAACTTCATCTTCTTCTGTAAACATTCCATCAACGTTTTTAAGGTTTGGGAATTTGTAGTAGATATGGAAGTTTTGATTATCTCTCCACTTAATTTTTCTACCTGAAGCTAGTTGGATTTGTTTAACTGGTGGTTCGTATTTTACAATACCAAGTTTTTCCATCATGTCTTGACCCTCCAAGTAATTGATCTCATGTCCTGGAGTAATTGGAATTACTAGACATTCAGAATAGACTCCTCTTAGTTTTACAGTTCGAACTCTTTGTCCTTTTCTTAGATAAGAGGTTACACCGAACTTATCAGAAAGTTCTAAAGGAATAACTGCATCAGTAGTTGCTACTATTACTAATTGTCCTGCTTGATGTGATCCTTTTTTTACAATAGTATTCCATCCTCCGATAACTGCTTGTTCGATGTTATCAGCACCTTCGATTGCTCTTACTTCGTTTATTTTTGCTATAAAGCAAACACTATTATTATTTTCCATTTATTTTACTATTTTAAATTTATTTAATTCTAACCATTTTAAAAAATGAACTGCTGTCCATTCTTCTCCATTTATTTCTCCTTCTTTAGGATCAAATTGTTTTATGAATCCTGGTAGGAAGTTGTGTTGTTCTTGTTGCCATTTAGCACCTCTTTTGAATCCATCTCTAGCTGCAGTTATTTCTTCTCTGTTATAATCATCACTTCTATACCATTCCTTAATTGGAAATTCTAGTAATGATGCTTTATCAACTGCTTCTTCAAGTGTTTCTTGTTTATGTTTATTTATAAACTCTTTAAGACCTTCTTTTTTTTCATCATTCCAGATTTGTTCTGGTTGGATTTCTCTTTCTGCAAAATACATAAACTCCAAACATTTGTAAACACTGAGATCCTTTTCATAGCAATCAAAAATATAATAGATATGGTTTTTAAAATCCTCATCAGTGTACTTATAATCGTCTTCTGTACGTCTGTCTTTTAGTCTTTGTAAGTAATCTTCAAATGTTTCTTCCATTTCTTATAAAATTTTTACACTAAACCTTCCTGCCATTTCTTCTATTTTTTCTTTAGGCACATTGTGGATATTCTTTCCTCCATGTCTATTTTCTACTACTAAAGAGTAAACTCTGTACCCGTATTCTTTTGCTAGATCAAAGTATGGCTCCATTTCCCAAGCCTGAGTGAATGTATTTGATACTACGATCCTGTTTGCTGGTAACACGTTACCCCAACCTTTCATAATAGCTTCAACAGAATTTTGACACCACTGGTGTGCATCTTTTAATCTTGAAGCATCAAATTGATACTCTCCTCTCTCATCTAAGAAAAAAAGATCTGCTTCAAAAAAAGATCCTCCTGTTAAAGATTCTGCTAAAGTTGATTTACCTGATCCAGGTAATCCTCTTAATAAAAATAACTCTTTCATATTGTACTATTTTTAATCAAATCCAAAATATAAATCTCCATTGATATCATCAACTACTCCTTTTTCTATTATCTCATTTGTAAGTTTAATCTTACTTTCTCTACATAATCCAAATCCGTACTTAGCATATTTCCAGGTTCTGTTTAAAGTTGCTACAGCTCTAGGCATGCCTTCATCTATAACAAGTCTTTTTAAAGTTAAATGCTCAAAAAAATCAGGATGATATATAAATTGAATATCTTGTTCTTCAGAAGGTGGATTGTAATAAGCTACCTTTACTATTGTAAAATCAAATTGAGAGATTACAGTTTCTGGAGTTCCAAAAATAGATTTCACTAATTCAACACCTATGCTATTTTTAGTATCACGATACCCGGTACAGTTATCATTCTCATAAATCTTTTTTAAATTTTTCTTACTACCGTATACTACTAAGGCAGCTTCATAGTCAGTTTCATTTTCAAAAAAGATATCAATATCTCTAGTTTGTTTTCCTGAGAAGAGATCTTTGAAACATCCTCCGGCGATAAAACCTTTTGTGTTTTTCACATATTTCTGTAACCCTTTCAGCTCAACATAGTTAAATGCTGGCTTGCTTTTAAACTTTAATGACATAACTTTTTGTTTTAAATTATACTTAAATATACGAATTATATTTCAGTCTACCAAATTATCTTTAATTTATTTTACATATTTCCAAATAAATCCTCCCGCTGTTTTCTGTTTACCTCTGCAACAAGCGCTGATGTCGCTTGCGTGAATTCCTAGTGCTTTTGCTGCTTCTGATTGGCTGTTGTAAATGTTTATAGATTCTTCTGTAGATTTATCTATTTGCTGAACTGGTACTGGTGTTTTACCTGATCCTTGAGGCCTTTCTCTTCCTATAAACTTTCCTTTCATTCTTACACTATGCTCAGGACATTTTTTACCTTTATTCAAACTTCTTCCTAGAATATATCCTTTCTGTATTTCATCAGGATACACATACTCATCTACTATTCCGTTTGTTGTCCAGACTTTTCCTTGAGTTGTATTTCCTCCGTCTCCACTCTCTGCTCTCAGATTAGCCCATTCACTGCTCTCAATTATATTATAGAGTTTTGAATAGTATATACCTTTTTCAATTAATTCCTCCTTATTTGAAGTTTCTAATAGGATTATGGTTTGAATGTCTTTAGCTTTGTATCCATGTAGGTTTAAATGGTTTCTCCACCTCTTTCCACTTCCCAAGTAGCTGTAAACTGTTCTTCCCTTTTGCTGTGTGTATTTCCCAAGATACTGTAATCCTGCAGGACTTACCTTTATGTATAGTATGTATTTCATAATAAAAAAAGCCTACAGCTTTCAGGGTCGAGGTCCTTACTCACTATAAGCTTTGTATGTTTTCTAATTGTATTTGTAGCCTCGACTCTACATATATAAATAGCAACTTTTTATGGAAAACACTGTTTATTTATATCCTAGCCTCGTGATGATCCTTTGGTAATTCTAGTTTTTTGATTGGCTGTTTACTCATCAATTCTAATATTTCATCTAGTGAAATTGGCTCTAAACCATTTCCATCAACTCCAACATCTAAACTTTTTCCCTTACCTATTCTCAGATGAGGCGGTAAGTGTACATGCCCATGCAAGTGAATTACACCTTGGTTCATATCGTGGTGAGAAGCAATTGGATAGTGCATACAAACGAAAATATGCTTGTCTGTTAATGCCTTATTAATTGGCTTTCTTACTTCCAATCTCAAGTAGTTTTGTACTGAAGAGAATAGTTTTTGAACTCCTTCTTTGTTTCTTTCAATGTGGTGATCATGATTTCCAAGTACCAAGTGAATGTTTTTACAAAGTATTCTACTTCTGAATTCTTGTATCTTATCAAATCCTCCAAAACTAAAATCTCCTAAGTGAATTAAGATATCATCTTCACCAACCATGTTGTTGATGTTATCAACAAGTACTTGGTTCATATGATCAAGTGAATTGAATTCTCTTGTCAAGTTTGAAGACTCAGTCCAGTTTGTAGTAGCACTACAAATGTTTGAGTGAGCGTAATGTGTGTCTGATGTAAAGAAGATTCTTTGATCTTTTTCTAATGTAATTTTCATAACCTTTATCCTATTATTTCAGTTAACATTGTTTTAATTCTAGAGTATTGATGCATATACTCATCATATTCTTGTTCTGTAATTTTAGTCATCTCTCTTAGTTCTTCCTCAGAAAAACCAAAACGATCTTTTTTAGGATTAAGTGTTCTACAGTATGTGTCTCTTTCTGAGAATGATAGTTTGTTTCCTTTAACGTAATAGTATAGTGACCAATCTGAACATCTTTCAGTTCGTACTATTTTTTCTATATAATAAATGTTTAATGTTTTTCCAAACATACTTTCAGAATCAATAATTTTTAAGTATGTGTTAGCAAACTCTTCCTTTATTTGATTAAGATCGTCTATCTCTTTTTGATCAGCAATACGTTTATCTGCTTCAATTGCTTTTTTAAACTGAGCAATTGTTAAGTTCTCGTCATACTTTGCTATGTAATCTAATATTCTACTCATAACCTTTGTTTTATTTGTTTCTTATACCTAAATATACGAATAAAAGCCTGCGTAAGCAAGCTTTTTGTTAATCATTTTTAAAAAATATGTTGCTGGGATGTAAAGCATATAGACTAAGTCTAAGCTAAAATCAAAGTCAAAAACCTTCTCTACATTCAAAGGCAGAGGCAAAATCTAAGTCTCAAGTTTCGCTAGCCAATCACCCATTACGGGATGTAACCTGTGTAGCTGTTGAGTTCTATCTCAGTTTTGGTTTAAGTTGTAGGGAAGCGAGTTTACAAACACCCGGAGGTGTTGTGTCTGTCATATGAATGATTAAAAGTCATTTTTATAGTTTATATGATAACCCTACTATCCCAGCATAAAGCTCTGAAGGATCAGCTTGTGCTTACCTTCTTAGCACCAAATTATTTTTCTTCTTCTTGGAATCTTTTCTCCCAAATCTGTCTTGTCTCCCAAGGTTTTGCTACGTATTGATTTAAAGCTTCCATTCCTTCTTTAATTGTTGTAAATGGAATTTCTTTACATCCTACAGAAACAATACATCCTAGGGTTAAGAATCTAATCTTTACTTCATAATCTCTAAGACATTCCTGTCTTGAGGGTTTCCACTGTACTTCAGCTGTTGGTTGGTCGTACCTTGTTGGTGCTGGAATTGCTTCCGCTACTACTTCATTCATAACTATTATTTTAATTGATTCAAAAATTCATCTACTACTGATTGAAATCTTTCTGCTACTTCAATTTTTAAATTGACAGCTTCTTGAATTCTACCTTGACGTGCTTCTTCAAACTCGTGCTGAGCTTTGCGTTGCTCTGCTAACCACTTATCATAGGCCAATTTATATTCATTTGCTAATTCTAAGTTTTGTTGATTAACTCTTGCTTGAATATCTCCTCTAGCTTTTTGAACTGCAGCATTGGTTGATGTAACAGCATTTTTAATCTTAGACTTGAAGTAGTTCACTTTTTGCTCATATCCTCTATGTAGAGCTGCCAACTCTTCATGAATTGTAAGCAATTGCTCAGGTGTATGATGAATAGATATTTTAAGTGGAGTTTTCTTTCCAACTTCAATCTCCATAAACTCTAAAGTTTTAATGGTAGGAAGTTCTGCTCTCAATCGATCCAATTTACCTCCTTTGTGGATAAATTGTCCAATATGTGAAGCATAAGCCTCTGCCTCTATAAATTCATTGTATTCGGCTGTGGTTAAAGTATCCCAACCAAAATCCTCATCCACTTCTGTTGGAATTGTTTCTGAGATTGTTTGTGGACGGATTGGAGGCGCTACATCATATTCAAATCCTTCGTATTTGATTTTACTAATCAATTCATCTTTAGCTTTGATGTTCTCCATCAAGAATGCTTGAGTGGCAGATAATCTTGCTTTAGCAGTTAATAATTCAACTACGTTTGCTGGAATTGGATTTCCTTTAACCTCAGTATAGGTTTCTGAACCTATTACTAATTCTTTTGAAACGTTATTGATATCAGCCAATTGTGCTGTAATATCTTTTGAACGTTGATTGCACAAGTTTGAGATTGATTGTGCTTGTGACATTGATAACCCTTTTGCTGCTAATGAATTTTTCATAACTATGATCTTTTATTTTTATTTAATATACGAAACTTATTTTAATCTACCAACTTTTTTTTAATCTATTTTTAAAGTAAGTATAATATGATCTGCCCAACCCATTTCATGCCCTACTTGATAGAAGTCATCTTCTGGGAGATAGTGAGATAAATCTGTATCCCATAACTGATCCATTAGTCCTTCTTTAAATTTATTCATGTCTGTTGGATATACTTTAGGTACTAGACAGTCTAGTTTTTCTGAGAGATATTTTCTAGCAAGTTCATTATTTAAAGCTTTGTATACTTCAAATTCTTTTCTCGAATTTTCACTTCCTCTATTTATTTTCCAAGTACTGTGTAGAGCTTCCTCTACAATTTTATGTCTTTCATAGTCTTCTCGTGATACTTGTATTTCGGTATGCGTTTTTAAAGAATCTGTAGATAGAGTTGGAAGGTATTTAAACGTAATATGTTCTCCAACATACATTCCCAATTGATAATTTAAGTCTTTAAAATCAGGCTCTCTTCTCATAACTTTTATTTCTATTGGATAAAATTTTTGTGTCCTATACAGGGCTCGAACCTGTGGCCTTCTCGTTATGAGCGAGCTGCTCTGACCAACTGAGCTAAAAGGACATTAGTAGCGAGTGAGGGATTCGAACCCCCGACCTCTAGGTTATGAGCCTAGCGAGATACCATCTTCTACCAACTCGCGATATAGCGGTCTATGAGAGAATCGAACTCTCATCCCTACCGTGACAGGGTAGTGTCCTAGCCGTTGAACGAATAGACCTTTTGTGGAGCTATGGAGAATCGAACTCCAATTTATGATTTGCAAAACCATTGTAATAGCCGTTATACTATAGCCCCAATTGTAGCCCCACCGGGAGTCGAACCCGACTTTCATGGATGAAAACCATGTGTCCTAACCGATAGACGATAGGGCCATTTTGAGCATCATGCCGGTCTCGAACCGGCCTTATTCCACATTGGAAGTGTGGTGCCATACCTACTAGGCGAATGATGCAATTGAAGATGAATCTCAGCCTTGTATACTGAATGGATCCTTTAATTAAATCACTAACCCTAGGTGTGATCGAATTCATCTTTTGAGCTCCTGGCCAGGATCGAACTGGCTCTATTCTGGGTTACAAATCCAGTGCACCACCATTTGTGCGTCAGGAGCAAATAAATTAGAGTGGGTGTTGGAATCCCTTCTGCAGGTTAGCCCCTGCTGCTTTACTATAAGCGAACTCTAATTTTATTCTGTAGGCGACTAGGACTCCAGTCCTTCTGTCCAATTAAGGAACTCATATCCGGTAACCCGGTCCTACTATCGTACCCAAGGAGGGATTCGAACCCTCAAAATCTAGTTCCTAAGACTAGCGTGTCTACCGTTCCACCACTCGGGCATTTACCGCATGTGCGGTCACTTATCAATCGGTAGCTCCCTCTCGATGTCCATCTGTGGGTGTAACACAAGATGGTAGAGGGTCGAACCTTAAATGCTTTCTTATACTTAAATATACGAACTATATTTTTAATATCCAAGCTTTTTTTAATTTATTTTTTTGAGGGCAGGGACAGAATCGAACTGTCTCTGTAGAGTTTGCAATCCTACCGGTCTCCATAACCATCCTGCCCATTTATCACCTAGCCTGACCTGCCAGACAGTACGTGTCGTCGATCGTGCGTTACGTAGTAGGTGATTTAATTTCTTGTAAATAGTTTAAGACCCTCTTCAACACTAAGTCTAGTACTGTGCCATTTACTTCTAGCCGTATCTTTATCGGCTATAATAATTAAACCTTTTGAGTAAGCTAATTCTGTAAATTCCTCCCACCACTCGAAAAAATTATCTTGTTTCATAAAAATTATTTTAATTTCTTTCTTATACCTAAATATACGAACTTTATTTTTAATATCCAACTTTTTTCTACTAAAAGAATAAAAACTTTTCCCACTCCAATGGAATGTATGTTAATTGTTTCATAAGCATTAAGTAATGAGGTCTTTTTGGTTCTACTATTTCTTTACCATATTCCTCAAGAGTTAAATCTGCTTTTTCTGAATTGCAACTTCTACATGCTGTTACTAAGTTATCCCAAGCATTTGCTCCACCTTTTGATTGTGGAATAACATGATCAAGTGTTAGTGACTTCAAGTGACTATTGCCACAATAAACACATTCGTAATTATCTCTTCGATAAACATTCTCTCTTGTTAGAGGAACTTTTTGAATGTTTTGTTTTACGTATTTATAAACCCTAATGATTGAAGGTTTAAAAATTTCTAGTTTTGGATTTACTAATCCGAATGTTTCTGGATGTTCAGCTATAACTTCTGCATTACCCTTATACGAAATCACGAAAGCTCTTTCGGTAGAGATAATGGATCTTGCCATAAAGCTTGAATCAATTACCAGTGTTCTTTGGTACTTACTCATGATTTCTATATTGTGTTTTACGGTTATACTTCCAGGTCTTATGTTCTCTATATTTGTGAGAGAATTGTCCTTTTCTGTAATGAATACCTTCGTCCCAATAGGATGGATATTCAAATTTTAAAAAGATTAATCTGTAATCTTTAGAGCAAGTTGCTTTGCTCAATTTACTTCTGTTAGTGTGTACACTCATTTTTGCTCAATTTTAGGTTAATAAACCTAATGAGCATCGAATTTCTTTTTCATAATTAATAATTTAGCGCAGGCCGTAAGAATCGAACTTACCCGTAGCAGTTTTGGAGACCGTACCGACACCTTGTCTGTGACCTGCATTTGTAGGATATCGCTTAACCTACCAAGTTGATCAGACTTGTTGGATAGCCCTTGACGAAAGTATTATTCATCTGTCTAACTCTCCGATTTTTTTGAACCCCTACCTGGACTCGAACCAGGACCAAAACGTTAGAAGCGTTTTATTCTTCCGATTAAACTATAAGGGCATTTTGAGGTCTTAGTAGGAGTCGAACCCACACTCTATCGTTCGTAGCGATAAGTTCTTCCAATTAAACTATAAAACCATTTGTATCCCTGACAGGAGTCGAACCTGCAGCTTACGAGGCTTAAGCTCGTTGTGTTTACCATTTCACCACAGGGATGTAAAGCCAATCCCGTAGATTGGCAGCTCAACTTTAGGCATTGAGTTTGCAAGAACTAGTCTCTGGCCAGGTCGATCGTCCTTTGGGCGTCGTCGTGTGTTTCCGGGTTTCGAACCCTGTTCTCTTCATTCACAGTGAAGCACTTTACCGATTAAGCTAGAAACACCATGTTAGTACCGACTACAAGTTACGCTCTTGTCTGAGAATACTTATGAGATATTTTCGATCACTAGATCAAGTCGGTAGTTGATAAGAACCCATTAACTTATCTTTGTGCTTAAGATTTTATTTATCAGTGTCCCACCACTATCCGCCCCGAATGCACATTCAACTCCTGTGTTCCTTAAACACTTTATGAGGACAGGGACCAGGTTTTTTTGAGGAAAGAATCAGAATCGAACTGAATCCGGTTACCCGAACGTCTCGCTTAGCAGGCGGACTCAACACCATGTTGATTTACTTTCCATTTTGTACTCCTACAAGGAATTGAACCTTGATTTCATCCTTATCAGAGATGTGTGCTAACCATTCTACTATAGGAGCATTTTAACTACTGCCTGACTCCTTTCGAACGTATGAAGCTCGTGTCATTCAATTTCAGTAGTTTTGCTGGTCTGACAGGACTCGAACCTGCTATCCTAGGTTTAACAAACCTCCGCTGTATACCTCTTAAGCTTCAAACCAATTTATTGTGGGGACTATCGGTTACGCTCCGATCTCTCTAACTCTTCAGGCTAGCGCTTTCACTAGATTAGCTTAATCCCCAATTATCCCCTCGTTGTTACTTCTGGTTAGCCTGCAGGACTCCATTTTCACCATCGTTGTTTATTTTAAGTCAGCACCCCTACCGGGATTTGATGCCATGACTCTGTGGGGCCAGTAGGAATCGAACCTACCCAGTGAGCTTTTACAGAGCTGCTCGGCACCTTGCCTGTTGTCCCCATTTTAAGTAAGTTGTTCCATACCGAACTATTAGGAACTATTAGAGCTTCTCGGACGAGGTGCACAACCCAAATCGGCTATAATATGTTATCTGCTACTTGGCTGCCTCCGACTTAGGCTATTACTACAGTAGAGGGGCTCGAACCCACCTAACTTCAACTTGCGCTCATTGAAGCTTTCACAGCATATTAACTTACTTAGTACCTCGTAGTGGAATCGAACCACTGCCATTTCCATGTAAAAGAAATACGCTCCCATTACGCCAACGAGGCAAATCTAATTCTACGCTCACACCATGCAGTTCTATGAATTAGTAACAATCTCATCCGTGTACCCCCTGAAGGTAATGCTCCTTCTTACCCTAGTTAAAAGCTAGGTGCTTCACTTTAAAGCCTAGAGGGCGATTGTCTAATAGGCAGGATTCGAACCTGCGTACTCCTCAGTCCAAGTGAGGCATGTAACCTAGCTTCGCTACTAGAAATTTAATTTGTTGCCCATGAAGGTAACGCTCCTTCTCCGCATGTGTCAAAGACATGTGTACTACTTTTATACGAACGGGCAATATTGAGGAAGGCATGGGAATCGAACCCACAACGGTGTTACCCGCTACTTGTTTTCAAGACAAGCTCCTCGTCCATTCGGCCGCCTTCCAAATTTTATCCAATATGTCAATGAACTCTTATTCTTATTTCTTATACCTAAATATACGAACTTTTATTCTTTCTAGCAACTCTTTTGTAAAAAAAAACTCGAATCTTTTTATTTGATCCGAGCTTCTTATTAGAATTTATATGTTATATCTCTATATCATACCTCGGTACCACCTTGTTTCGGTTGATTATTATACGTAAAGCCAATAACACTTCCTTCAAATATAATATCACTCCATAACGAACTGGCTGACATTGTCAGTGCTCTTTCTGCTGTGCGATTTAATTGATGTATGTTTTGTTGTGCTTTCATTTTAATTGCTTTCTATATATAAATATATGAACTTTTCCTTTCCGAACCAACTGTTTGTTGATTTATTTTTTTGCTTTATCTTCTTATTGTTCTTTTGATATACTCTATTAGATCGTACATAGCATATCCTACCATTTCTGGTTCAGTTGCTGGACCTTCCTCCCATTCCTGGAATATACCTGCAATTGCTTTTATATGTTTGTCAAGTTCAGGACCCATTGCTTCAACGTATCCCCCTGTATCATACTTATCATCTACTTCTTCGTAGTTCTCGTTTGTATATTTTTTTTCTAATTTATTTTTTATTCTTCCTATCAATCCTGTTTTCAAATTCTTGAAAGCAATTTTCATTGCTGCATTGTTGTCTGCAAGAATTGCATCTCCTAAATCAGTCATTAATTGATCTACTGATTTTTCTTCTTTAAGAACTTTCTTTTTCTTTTTGTATTCGATGTTATCGATTTCATCATCAACCCATTCCTTTTCTTTTGCACCCAGTTGGCTGTAATTCATTTTGAATTCTTTCTGAGCTATACTATCTTTAGATGATTCATTTAAAGATTCTTTTATTAATTGTACTAGTTGTGATTTTTTCATTGATATGTATTTTCCTATAAATAGGTATATTGTTTAAAAAGAATACCGTTCTTTGCGTTAATTTATCCTTTTAAAATTTCTTTTGTTGTAATCTTTGATTCTAATTTATCTACTCTGGAATCTGTATGTCTGATACAGTCATTGTAAATATTATTTGTTCGATCAATTTCTTGATCAATTCTTCTGTTAACCATCTCATCATTTCTTGAGATCCATTCTTCTACATTTCGAATGCTTTGTTCGTTCTGTTTTGCTAACTTTGCTGTTCTAAACGCTACCACAACTGCCCATACAAGGACACCTGCACTAACACCTAAAACAAATGCTAAAATTTGTTCCATAGTTTTTGTTTTTAAATTCAAAGAACGGTAATCTTAAATTTGGAATCGGTGAGGGATTCGAACCCTCATCCAGACTTATCGTCCATGTTAACCCTAGCAGGACTTAGTCCCGTTGACACCAACCGATTCTTTTTTTACCAACCTTGGTCTTTCTTGTAGCCTTCCGAGTTATCAGTTACGGGGCTTGTACAAGATCAGGGTTTCTGACTGATGATTTGCTTGTACTCTAGATTACTATAAACCCTTTTTCATCCGTTTAACACCATCATCAATTAACAGCGAGCATTGGTATTTTATAAAACATTCCAGCCACATTGGGAGAGCCGCAGTTCCCACGTTGTTTAAAGACTTTCTTGGCGGACCTATCTACTGGGGTGTGTTTTATTTTACAGTTGTAGTATCTACTGCAGCTGTGTCAACTGATACTGAATCAGTTTGAACTGCTGTTGAATCTACTGTTGTTAATGTTGATGACGGAGTCACCTTGTTACAACTTACTGCCACTAAAGCCACTAAGGCTAATGTTAAAAATACTTTTTTCATTTTTCTTTTTTTATTAATAATACTTAAATATACGAACTTTAATTTACTTCTCCAACTTTTTTATTAGAAATTTACTATAGAAAGAGTTTTAATGATTGTAAGTTCAGGATCAAAATCATTTCCTAATTGTTTTGCAACTAGTAAATCAATTGATGTTCCGTTCTTTTGTTCAATCCATAATTCTTTTAAGAATTTAGTTGAATTGATTTCATTTGTATCTTCATCTCTTGTGATTGTAAATACTGCTACGTTTACTTGTTTTGGTGTCATGTTATTTTGAATTTGATTTGTTGAATAAATAATTGTTGCATTTCCTGATAATTGTAATCCCGGTGTTACTGTTGTACCTATTGCTCCTATTCCATTAGAGTGGTTACCCGATACTGTTAGTCTTTCAGAGGGATTACAGGTTCCCATTCCTATGTTACCTGTATACAGGCCTGTGGTTATTCCCGAGTGGTTACTTGTTACGGTTCCTGAATAACCATTTAAGGTTGTTGTTGTTTCATTCATGATCTTAATTGTTATGTTCTGTTAATACTTTTTGAACTGCATCTCTTGCTACTTCCCATGTTACTGGACCTG